TTAATGTAATTCAAATTTGACATATACCCTTCACCAGCCACAATTGATTTATCTCTGGCAATTGGAATACCTCTCCAGTCTAGTGTTGCAAATCCTTGACCCATTCCGTCAGCCGTTCTTGCAACTGCATATTTCCCACCAACTGGAAGAGTTTTATATTCATGTGTTACTGTTGGTGTATATAGAGATTCAATTAAATCAAAAACTCCAAAAGTCGTAAAAATGTTAGTTGGTGATTCATTAGGACCAGTGTCTGAAATTGCCGAATACATTGTTGCTAATTTTGACAAAGAACCAGTACCTCCAAAAGAGGTTAGTGTTCCTTTTAAATTAGTATATGTATTTCGGTTTAAGCCACCGATCGTAGCATAATTAGTAGCATCATCAGCAATCTGATCCATACCTACTAAGTTAGTTCCACCTGCGAAGATTAAATCGTTTAAGCCTCTTAATGTTTCATTTAATACATCCTCATATTCAAAATCATCATAGTCAACTGCACTGTCATATTGTCGGGCAAATGCCTCAGACAAAATCTTAACAGTTGGCATAGAAGCTAATGCTCTATTAAATTGCATTTGAACAGTAACATCTTCGGCTGAAGCGTTAAGAGGTTCTAAGCCTGATACTTCTTGAAACTGAGTTCTACGAGAAATCTTGATTGTTTTCAAGAGTGTAGCTCTATTAAAATCTTTACCGTTATATAATAAGTGAGAAGCTACAGTTGTTGAATTCAATATTGCATCAACCACTGTTGCGAGTTCCTTCTCATAAGAGAAATGGGATACTCTGTTTCCGTATGATAGTCCGTCTGCGCTCATAAGTATTTTAAATAAATTTATAAAAAAATCCAGCTCATTGGCTGGATTATAATATCCTAATAACTAAAAAAATCCGCTGTCTTGGCTGACCTTTTGCGGATTAAAAAAATTCCTTTAACTACCTAATTATATCATAAATCATAAACTGTCAATAGGCATTTCATTTTGTAGTTTCTTCTTAAGTATATATTTTTTCATATATTTCGCTCTTCTTTCTTTATTATTTTTTAACCACTCTTTATTCTTTAGCGCATAGTATTCACGATGACTGTTTATATAACTTTTATTATATTCTAAAATATTATCCTTATTTAAAATATAATATTGTTTTTGAGAACATTCTAAACAAGTATTCTTTTTAAGTCTTTGATTTAGAGATATAAAAGGTTTATTACATATAATACATATCTGTTGTTGTGCGTCTTTTCTTCTTTTTATGTTATGTACCTCTGCATGGCAATTATTACAAACAGGAAGTAGATTGTTAGCTGTATCATTTTTATTATTAAAATCTTTGTGATGAAGAACTGACGATTTATTTTTTTTACAAATCTTACATTTATCTTCCCATGCTATTTTATACAATTTATTTCTATTCCCTTTCCCGTAATTGCGATATTGACAAATTATTTGATGAACTCTTTGTCTTGAAATATTAAATAATCTACCTGTTTGAGCGAAAGAAAGTGTTTTGTTATAAGAAGTTATAATTTCTTCATACATATATCAAATTATATATGTATATTGACAGTTGTCAAGCAGAATAAATATTTGTTACTCAAAACCCAAACTTTTTCTTCCTATTTGCTTGTATTTCTTTGTAGTCAAAATCATCATCACTACTACCTGGTGATGCAGGTCCACCACCCATAACTGGAGCCCTTGCTCCTGCTGGCTGTTTTCTGTAAAACTGTGATGCAGTTCTATAAAAGCTGTTTGATTTGCCTTCGTTCTTTAATTTAATATGTAGAAGTCTTGTCTCGTTATACGCCCTTAGTCCTGGATCTTTTTGTTCATCCTCACTTAATGCCTCATATTTAACACCAGATTTTAGTTTTGCTTTTACCTCTTTACCAATATCAGGTAATATTCCATCAGTTACTGCCTCTGCCCACTCAGAACTCATTCTGGCATATTCTGCTCTTTGAGCTGCTTCTACTTGAGCTTGTGTTTGCTTTTGCTTATCTTCCTGGACTTTTCGCTCTTGCTCTAGTCGCTTTTCAATCTTTTCCTCTGCTATTTTAACAGCATCATTAGTTATTGAATCGTGTAACTTGTCCCATGACTCAGGCCCATTAGCACCATATCTACCACTCGTTTTTTTGCCAGATAAAGACTCGGCTAATTCTTCTTTTAGTTTTTCAACCTTAGATGTTGCAATTTCATCAGCTTTTTCTTGAGCTTTACTTTCAACTAATGTAGAGATTTGATCTTCGGTGAGAGATGGTTTTGTATCTTCGGGAGGAGTAATTTTTATATCCTTATTTTCATCAACCATAATTATATTATAACATATAAAATTAACTATTTGTCAAGTTTATTGTTGCATAGGTGCTACCCCAACTTCAGGAGCAGAAGTTTGAGGTGTAACTGGAGGAGTTGTTGGTTGCTGTGATGCTTGTGGTTGTGCTTGTTGTTGCATTGGATTAACTGGTGCTTGTCCTGGCATAGCAGGTTGTCCTGGTTGTTGCATATTCTTATCAACTAAAAATTCTTGATAATACATTTGAGGTGCGGCTTTAAACATAAAAGCTTTTCTGGCTCTTTCTTTTGGATTTGACTGTTCTGTATCTTCAAAGTAAGTTAATGGATCACTCATACCCAGTTTAGCATTTTGCATTGCAATTTGTTTTCTCATCATCTTATCAACAGCAGACGCTCCTACCTCAACAACCATCCCATCATCAACTATATCCTGATTGACCGCTTGAAATAGACTATCTCCATTTTTACCTATTACTTCCTTATAATGATCTTTTGTATAAAATACTTTTATAAACTGCATTGACCATTGAGCCATCCACTCAGCAGCATCATTTATCGTGTCCTCAACTAAATCGTCAATAAACCCAAAATCCTGTTCACGATACATATTCTCCTGACCTAAAGTTGTGTCCTTACCCTCATTAACTCCACGGGTCGTAGCATTAACGCCCAACATTTCAAAAGCTATACTTCTATTTTCTTCTTTTGATTTATAAAGTTGTTGAGGTGCGGCTGGCATCTGCGCAAATGCAAATGCTTTATTTACATCATCGCCTCCAACTGCTATTGCCTGTTTAGTATTTCTCCAGTCAAGATTCTTTATTTGAGCAGCACTTAACGCTTCACTATTAAATATCGGCTTACCGGCAGAGCGTTCGTTCATTTCAATAATCTGTCGTCCTTCATCGTTAATATGATCTTGAAATAACAAGACTTGCTCAACTCGGTTTGTTGCATCAATCGGATCTTGACCTAACGACTCATAAACCATAAAAAAGTAGGGTTTGCGTGGAGCTTTAAAATAATTGTGATAAGTAGTTTCTGACAACATTTGAAGTTCTCCTAAATAAGCTTTTAACATTTCCTCATCCGTTGGCGTTGTCTTTTCTTTCATTTCTTTAGTAAATAATGTTACTCGTCCTTCATAATCAAAGTATGGATTTTTCATTTTACCCAATACTACTTCTTGATACTTCCAGACAACAGCGTTTACTTTTTCCCACTTTGACTCGCCTGTTATCTCATCTTTTTGTTCTTTCCACCAGTGAAACCAAACTTCCCAAATAGTAATAGGTGAGGCTAATTTCTTTTCAGTTTCATCATTCAAATCAATACCTAATTTTTTAAGCAAATCTTCTTTAGCTTTTGGAAACATCATTAAAACTTCCTTGACTGTCATCTCAGTATTCTCAGCAATAAAGCGCATATCATCAGCGTTAGCGGTCTTACATCTGTGATCCCAGACGATATTTTTAGGATAGACGTTAGTAAACTCATAGTCCCCGTCATCTCCCGCCTCAGCGTTCCATCTTGCTTTGATAACTGAATATAAAAATATTTGTTCTTGAACGTGTGCCAATCCTAATACTTTTCTATTTTTTCGTTTAGATATATCAGTATTAAGTAAGTCGGTCATCATTTGCTCAATTTGTGGAGACTCTCCATGTTTAACAGTTAAATCAGGCAGTCGTGATGTCGCAATAGGTTTAATACGTCTAATCCCTTCATAAATCACATTTTCAACATATCGGGGTTGGGTAGGAGTCAAAGCTCGAGGTCCTATTAAATCAAGTTGTTCTCCTAAATAATAACTAAGCATTTTATCTTGACGTTCTGGGACTCCCTTGTTTTTGTAGTAGGCTATTGATTGGTTAATGGAGTCATTGATGGTATTTACAAATTCGCTATTTTCTAGATCAAGTTTTAGCGGGTCTGTATCCTCTATTATTTGGTCAGACAATTGTACTGCGTCTTTATCTATCATATTAGATTTGATTTAATGCTCTCTCTATTGATAATTGATCTCTAACTAATCTTGTTAATAATGTATATTTATTAATACCATATTCATTAGCCCATTGAGTTACATTTTGAGTTTTGTTTTTATAAGTTATTAGATGATTATTTCTTCTATTATTAGATTGTTCTTTATTAGTAGCCCAGCGACAATTATTTGGTTCATAATTACCATTATTATTAATTCTTTCTATAGTTAGATTGTCAGAATAACCTTGCCTCATATCTTCATAAAAATTTTCAAACTTCATCCAGCGATCACAAACCTTTATCCCCCTACCACCATATCGTAAATAATTTTTAATTTGTTTTTTCAAACATCTTGCTTTCATACCTGCCCAAATCATATAAATTCTTGTGCCTGTTAATTCATGTTTTTGATGATTACCAAATTTATTAGGATTTTTAGGAATACAACCACAAGAAGAGGTATTTCCTGTTGATAAACTATGACCAATTACCTCTTTAATATTTCCACAATCACATTTACAAAGCCAAACAACTCCTCCATTACTTGATCTTCTATTAGTTTTACTTGCGACAGTTAACTTTCCAAATTTTCTTCCTGTAAGATTAACTAGACTTGCCATATTTATATAAAAAAACCACACATTTCTGTGTGGAATATAAAATCCTTAATTAAGATAATTATAACAAATTAACCCGAAATTGTACTGG